TTTGATAAACCACATGGGGAAAATGCCATAGTGCTTGTAGATTATAAAACAACGAGTGATTGTTCCGTCAGGGGTTTTACCAATTCGGTAAGGCGGTTCTCGTATGATCTACAAGCCGCATGGTATAAGCGTGGCTTTGAACGTGCTGGTTTCCAAGTGCATGACTTTGTGTTTGTAGCACAAGAAAAGAAAACACCCTATGCCAGTAAAGTATTTAAAATGAATCATACTGATATGGAGATAGGTTGGAACTTTCTTAGCGACTACTTAGAGTCATATAACAAAGTATTAGCTGGTCAGACACCAACAATATACAACAGCCCTAACGTTGTTGAGTTAGATACTGGTAATTTTTATAGAGAGGAACAAAATGAACAAAGCTAAATTTGTAGAACTAGCGGAAGAAATATTAACTGATGTTGATGTTGATATGGAGCTTGTTTTAAGAAAACAATTAGAAATACTGTTATGTGAGAGATTATCTCGTAAATTTAATCAAGCTGGTTATCATCTTGAAGATAGTAGAGAGAAAAAACATAAGCCTCATGAACGAGCATATATTTCAGTAAAACCAATACTTGATGATTCAATAGATAAATTTCTTGGAGAAACAAAATGAAACTTAATTTTACAAAAAAAAGTGATCTTACAGAAACCTTAAGTGTAAGGATTAGTTTAAAAACAAAAAAAAATTTTAAAGAAATTTTATCATTTTATTCGCAAGAGTCTGACTTAAAAGTAACAAGTGCCGAGGTAATAAAACAACTTATAAATTGTCATCACGAAGAAATATCAAAACATAAGAATACCTTTCATCTTAGTCAAATGCGAGAAAAAATATTGGAGAAACAAAATGATTGATGCTAACGATATAAGAAAAGCAAGAGAGATTATTGCAGAAGAAATAAAATCTTATACAGAACAAGGTATGAGTGAACTTGCTACCTGTAAATATTTAGCTAACAAATACGATTGTTATTGGGAAGCATTACAAAAATTAGCACATCAAAATTTTAAAAGTATTAAAAAATCTGTAGAAACAGCAGAAAAAATATTGGAGAAACAAAATGACAGATAATGTAAACCACCCCCCACATTACAAAAAAGGCTCTATCGAGTGTATTGACGCAATAGAATCAGCTTTAACCTTTGAACAGTTTATAGGCTACTGCAAGGCGGCAGCTATTAAATATATCTGGAGAGCAGATCATAAAGACGCAAACATCCAGGATCTTGATAAGGCTATCTGGTATCTTACCAGGGCAAGAAACAAATTAGAGGACAGATGATGGACATGAGTTTTTATGCCGTAGTAGGAATACTGTTACTTATGTTTTACGCATTTTTGGAGAATAAATGAACATAGATAAAAAAATAAAAGATTTAGACAAACATATTAAATATATTGAGAAAGTTTTAAAAGAAAAACAAGACGAAAGATTTTGTTTAATTGCAGAAAAAAAGGGGCATAAAGCCCCTCATTTAAATCAATCTCAGAATTAAAACGGTGGTTCAGCTTCCTTGGGTGGACTCATATCAGAATCCTCAGCTAATAGATAATTACTTATCTTAGTCTTCATCATTTTAATTTCTTCACCAGTGTCGCCTTTAAAAGAATCTTCTTTTTGATAGGTATTCAACTTCAAGTTTTTACCAATAAAGTCACTATGATTCTCTGGATACTTTTTTAAACCACAAGCTTTAGTAAGTCTTGTAAACAATTCTGTGCTTATACGCTTGTTGTCCTCGTTAGTCGCCCATAGGTTATACCACTCATTGTGATCTTTATATTTGCCACCGTCTATTTGAAATGTAACTTTCAAAGTGTGATTGCCTGCTTTAGATTTATATTTATCCGTAGCAATTATTTTGGCGTTATGGTCGCCATCTGGTGCGAGTGGGATACCAGAAGGCATCTCACTCAAATTATCCATAAACTCTATATCACCGAAATCAGACATTAGTTTTCTCCCATATCGTTTGTTAATGAAAACCCTAACTTTTCAATTAGAGCAGTTATGTCAGGCTTTTCAAAGTTCTCTAGTTTACCACTACGATCTTTAGCTTTATAGCCCTGTGCATAAACAGTTTGCAACCATCTATGTTGCACAGTTTTGCCATCTTCATCTTGGCTATCTATGATTCTAAGTGCAAGCACCTCATCAAAGAAATATGTTATTGATTCACCAAGTTTTGTTCCAACCATTTTAGGTGCGTGTCTTAGTATGCCATCATCATTGACTACATCTTCTTTACACAAAAATAAAACGTGCATACTTAAATCTCTAAATGCTCGCATTAAGTTGGTTACTGATTCCTGGACATTACCATATGCCATCCTTGGATCTTTACTACGGGACTTCTCCCATGTTAATAAGATCTCACTTATTTCAGATACTGAATCTAAAACAACCGTGTCATATTGCAGTGTGCCAGACTTCAAAGCATCATGCAGTTGCATAACCTCTGAAGCTTCTTTTACTTCAATAGCATCAACATTGTCTGCATCTTTAATAGATAGCAAACCAGCCTCAGCACTTATAACAAGCACCTTACCTGGACAAGTTTTTGCTAGTGTAGTCTTTCCAGAACCAGCCATTCCATATGCCAAGATCTTTGCACCTTGGCTTTGAACGAGCTGACTTGGAGACACAATTCTATTTGATAATTCCATTCTCTTACTCCTTAAATAAAAATTAACTTGCACATTATACACATAATCGTTACCATATGTAAAATTAAATTTACAAATAAATTTACAAGGAGAAGTAGATGGAAAATCAAAACCAAGAAAATACTTTGTGGCAAGCAAATTATTATTTCAGGACAAAAACATTAGCAACAAAAAAATTAAAAGAATTTGAAACACTTGGTGTTAAACCAAATCATACAAATAGAAAAGTTAAACCATATTCATTAAAAGAATACATAGAATTTTTAGGACAAAGAGAAGCTGCCGAAAAGTTTGGGTGCTCTGAAGCATCTTGTAAAGCATGGCGTTATGGTTATAGACAACCTACGATCAATCAGGCTAAACAAATCATCAAAGCTACAGACGGCAGATTGGATTTTGAATCTATATATGGGCCTGTATCAGAGATATTAGTAACAGAAGCTTAGTGTGTTTCAGCTCAATATTACTGAGGACGACACATCCTTAGAGCAAGCACTTGCCTACTATGACGAAGGTTATAATGTCGTACCTCTACAAAGATCTAACAAAAAGCCACCACCTTTTTTAAAAGGTTGGGAGCAATACAAAGAGGAAAGACCTTCAAGAACCCTTGTAGAATCATGGTTTAAGGATAGGGATAACCTAGTTGTTGCTCTTGTATGCGGATCATTTATTGTCGTAGATGCAGACTCGCCAGAGGCTATGGATTGGGTTGAAAAGAATTTACCTGCATGTCCGTTCAAAGTTATCACTGGTAAAGGTATGCACTACTATTATAACAACCCACAGAACTATACCACCTTTGCAACAAGAAGAACTGCTGAAACACCTATAGAGAGATTAATTGATATTAGAGGAGTAGGTGGTCTTATCATAGCACCCTGGAGCAGACATGCTAATGGTCAAATATACAAACCAATAACCTTTTCTGATTGGAAGATACATGATCATAACGACTTACCAGACTTTACTGAAGTTGAGTTTACAAAAATAACAGGCGTACCAAAAACAGAGTCAAGCGTTCAGACAGCACCATTCTCGTTAGAAGGTGTGCATGAAGGTTCAAGAAACGATGGAGCGGCAAGGATTGCAGGTTATCTAATCTCCAAAAATGTAAACCTACAATTTGTAAAAATATTTCTGCATAATTGGAACAAACAAAATACTCCACCACTACCACAAGCAGAAATAGATGGCGTAGTAGAAAGTGTTAAGAGCACTCATGATAGAAAGAATCAGATAGCACCTTTATTTATACAAGCCTCTGAAACCATACAAAAACCAAAAGATTTATTTAATCCACCAGGCTTACTCAAAGACATGTTTAGGTTTTGTGAAGATATAGCACAAGTGCCACAACCAGAACTGTCTTTAATTGGTGCATTATCTTTAGCTAGTGTTAGTTGTGGACGTATATATAGAACCAATATGAATAACTTTTCATCTATGTATTTCATGGGTATTGCAAAGTCTGGTCAAGGTAAAGAAAACATAAAAACCTTTGTAGAGTCCGTGCTTAACGCCA